TATTCTTGTTTGCCTGTCCTAGGATTATATCCTTCATAAGTCTTCTCATTCCAGGCTACATCATCCCTCTTGACAATTCCGTGTTCTTGCATAAGGGCCTTTTCATGCGCCCTAGAGGTTATCTCTATAGGCTGACCAGTAATGTTCTTAGTAATGAATGGGTAGGTCTTCTCCATATAAAGAGAGGGCTTTCCATGGGCCTCTGGTGAACCTGAGCAGAAAGGCCACATGCCTACATGAAGTAGGGTGCCACATTTCTCACACGTAGCAGTTTCCCCACTTACTGTGTCTGAGGAACTAAAAGGATGCTTAGTTGTAGCTAGTGTAATTGTATCTTTCATCGTTCCTTGTAGTCACCATTTCCAAGTTTCCTGTAGACATAACCCATAAACTCTTGCTGATCCTTCATATTAGTTTCTTCCCACGCAACATGCTGATGCAGAGTTGTAGCGATAGTTTCAAGCTTAGTTGTAATAAGCTCATCACTATGTTTTGTATCAAGTTTCATAAGACTAATTTCCTTATCTTGTGAGGCAAGGAGTGTTTCTATGCGTTCTTCCGAACTTCTCACATATTCTTTAAGCTCCTGAAAAGACTTCTTATTTTCTGCAGCATCTGTACGAATTGTGGCAATATCTCGGGTGATGTAGTACTTGAGGACTCCTGCTAGAGCTAAAAAGCTACCTGAAAGAAGCCCATGAGTTTGAAGAAACGCGACAAGAATTTCCATTAAAAACCCTTAATCCTTGAACCTGTCATGTCTAGTAGAACAGCCCTGCACCGGCGTTGTACAGGTCGTCGCCCTCGGTCGAGGTCAGTACCCGGTCCCATATGCCAAATTCATCGACTCCCGCGTCGCCCTGGTTTAGAATGAACCTCCAGAAGTCCGTAGCGGTGGCGATCGTTCCGCTCAACGCTGACGAAGTAGTCGGTGCCCCGCCGTTGGTTCGCAGGGAAACAGTTTTCGCAACGTGATTCACGCTGACAAGGATGTGCGCCCATACTCCTGACGATGGGAACCCGCCATCAATGGCAGACACAGATCCGGAAATCGTGTTATACAACTTCGCCATGCCGAACCCAACCGCGCCTACATAGGTAGCTACGGGCTCAAAGAAGATATCTCCTGTTGTTGCGATGGCCCACAGCGAGTAGGTCCGGCTCTTGGCGGGGCCTGGGGCGTGCGGGTGCGGGGCAGTTGTGACATTACGCGGGTTCACTGTCCAGCTATCAGAGCCGTATGTTCCGAAGTCATTCTTGCCAGTCCCCTGCATCGGGTCTGCGCCGGGAACTTCGGCTGTTAGATTTTTGCCGCCTACAATGTCCACTCGGGCAAAATTACCTGTCGCCTCTTCCATTCGGTAGTAGGCTATAGCATCACCTAGAGTTGCATGCCCGCCGAATGGGCCTGCAGCAGCTCCGCCATGTGGACCACTAATGGTTCTGAGAAGCCAGCTTGCGTTACTTGCACCAATTCTTTTGGATTGCATGTCTAGTAGAACTTTCCCGCCCCTGAGTTCCAGAGATGTGTGATTTCCGCGGGAGTCAGGTCCCGATCCCAGATCCCAACCTCGTCGAGATATGCCCGCGCGATGTTGTCGGCATTCCACGTCCTGCTCGCCACGTCTTTCCCGACTAGACCCCCGCCGCCATTGTTGATGAGGGTTCCGGTGCCCGTGCCGGAGACGTTGCTGCCAACCACGGAGCCGTCAACGTAGAGGTAGAGAAACTTCGTGGAGCTGCTGTAGGTCCAAACGCCATGGTGCCAGGCGTCGTCGCAGTGGTTGATGGTGGAGGCAGCTATCAGGACGTTGCTTGAAGAGTCCCGAGTGAACAGACTCAGACGGCCCGCGGGGCCAGTGGTCAGGACGCGCCATCCGAAAGATGGGTTCGACAGATCGTTGGATGCCAAGCCTACCGCGCCGCCGGTCGGGACGTCGGAGCGCTTGAACCAGAGCGACACAGAGGCCCCGAAGCCGGTGAGCCCAGGCTGCACGGAGACGTTCTGCGCGTGACTGAGGAACCCCGTCGTCGGGAAGGAGGCGGCGCTGTTGTTTATTCCCGCCGCGGAGACGACCGAGTTGTTGTCGGTGAGGGCCTGACCACCGAACGTAGCGGCCCTGCTCCCGCTCGCTTCGTCCAGGTTCCAGTAGGCCATGAGTCTGTTGCTCAAGGACGCAAGTCCGAAAGGAGGAACTGTAAAGGTTCCAGGCGCAGCTATAGATTTGTTAAGCCAGCTACCTATATTAGTTCCAACTCTTTCGGACATTAAACTTAGTCTTTCTCCATATACTCATGAGGCTCTTCAATCTTATCCGGAGGCGTTACCTGGATAGAGATCTCACCCGGCTGATAATGACAAGGCTTACTCCATAGGATTCCGCCAATGTCTTCAGTATCAGACTTGTCATACTTCATCCCAGTATGTCCACCAAACAGGCCGCCCTTATTCTTAAAGACTTCTTCTGTAAATGCCATTTCTTAGACTCCTACTACTTGATCCACAGCGTTCTGCAGACGCCGCTTGGTAAACACATCATAGGGTTCAGCAATACTAAGGGCTAACGCCTCTAATCTTTGCCTAGCACCCACACTCAACTCAACTTCTACGCCCCCAATACTTACACTTTGGGTTCTCTTCACATAAGTTAGAAGAGCTTTGCTATCTTCCAAAATTTGGCCGCTAAGTCTCTTAAGCTCCCTAAGCTCGGGGTTTTCCACAATTAGCCTAGGGACTCCAGGCTCCAGGTCCTGACACGCCTCTAGAGTTTCCTCTAAGGCCTTTCTAGGATTCCCCGGGTTCCGTTTACTGTACTTCTCATATAACTCATCTGATATCTTTAGTTGAACTAACATGGCTAATATCTTAGCCCCTTTCGTCAAAAAGGTCAATACTTTCTGCCGCCTTGGCATAGAGGTCATCAACCGTGGTTCCGGGCAGCATATCCGCCCCCATGTCATACATTTGCCTAATAGGCTTTTTCCCATCCTTTTGCCGCTCTTTAGCCTCCTGGTGTTTCCTTCTCTCATCAGAGAAATTCACCGTATCCTCCTCATGCGCCACATAGAGGGCGATGGCTAGGGCTAGGAGTCGGTCATCATGGTAGCCGCTAAAAGCTTTAACTTCGACCCTACCACTGGGCAGTTGTTGCTTAACAAAGGATCCCATTTCCGCAATCAGTTCCGGGCTGTTTATTTGGACTTCCATCTTCGGAACATACTCTAGGAGGGTATTTATAAGAAGAGGGCGTGTGCCGGTGGTAGTCCACCATCCATACACCGTAGCTGCGACTCCGACGGCAGCATGTGGGCGGCGCCACATGTAAAAATTGTTATATCCCAGTTGCTGCAAGACAAGCTGGGTGGTGGTCCCTGGGCTTCCAGGATTGCACTCCACGGCCATGAGCGCATCCAAATCTGCCTGTTTATCTCGAAACACTCTTCCAATGAGAGCCGCGACAACGGCAAGATCCCCCGGATGCATATTCCCACACCACTCCGCAACTTGCTCATCTCCGAGCCTCCTGTTACCTACTCTGATCACTTCTATGGCTGCATTATCCTGATCTAGTCCATGAGAGGCATCTACAGCTACTACATAATATTTCCCGGGTTTAGGCATTTCCCAGATAACTAAGCGGCCAAAACTTTTCGCGGGGTCCTCTGAAGCCATATAGGAGTCCAAGTCCACCTTAATTAGCTTATTTGTTCCTAGATTAACTTCTCCTACAAAGACTGGCTTTTTCACTCGATCCCGCAGCTGGCTCCTAAGAACCAGGGTGAAAGCTGACTTAACCCCGGTTTGGAAAGCCTCCTCCACTGTAGAGGGGTACTCCTGGTAGAACTTCTCTAGTTCTCCTTTTTCTTCCAGATCTCTCCGAGTGAACTGGTAGAAGGCAAGTTGCTCTCGATCAAGAGTCTCTCCAGTCTCTTGCTCCACCCGCTTTGCCATGTCAATGGTATGTGGGAGGAATTCAAATCCTTCACTCCTAATCCGGTTATTTGGCCGGAGATACCATGCAGCAAATACAGCTTTGAAGGAAGTCTTCTTAGCCCAAGCGGCCATGAAATGCTCATAAAACCAGTTCCCCTTAGCTCCTGCCCCTGTGCTTTCCATCAAGATAACCGAGTGATGCTTCCTGCTGGAATTGAAAGCGGGCATCAAATCCTCATCGATGTATCTAGGGAACTCCCAGGTACTAAGCTCGGTGAGATGCGAGACATCTACGTTCATTCCCTGACCTAGGGTAGTCTTCTGATTTCCTGCGCCTACCAGCACATCCGAGTCTAGCTCATGGAAGTGCAGGTGGGTGCCCTTAACTCTGCCATCCATTTTCGGGCGGAACCAAGCCGGCATATTGTCATATATCCGGGTTAGGACATGATAAAGGTTAAGAGAGGTATCCGGGTGGTCACTAGCTATCAGGCCTTGGGTATTAGCATTCAGGAAGGCCAAATGCGCCACTAGCGCCTCTCCCAGCACAGTCCCTCCCACCTGTCTACTTTTAAGCAGCGCTACGAGGATCTTGACGGCCCCATAGGCCTCCTGGCGAAACTCCTCCTCCGCCAGAACCTTTAAGACCTTTTCCTGGCTAGGCCAAGGACTTACTGGTTCCAACTTCTTCTGATCCGTTAGGATCTTGCAAAATCTGGTTAGGAAGAACCTAAAGTCAATCTTGCTTAGGAGCTGGCAGGAAAGAACGAAATGCTGCTCATCCGCTGTGAGAGGAGCTACTTGTTGACCTTCTACATCATATTTATCTCTTAGGCGGAAGGAGAACTCCTGAACCTGGGCATAGGTCCAGTAGGGCAGCTCTATGCCTAGTTGTGCCTCTAACTTAAGCCTAGCAGTTTCACATATCTTAGGGTGATACATGGGCTAGAAGAACTTTTCTACTAGACTATTAGGACCAGCTAAAAAGTTATAGAAGCAGCTTTGTGCATCCTCAGAACCCACAAAATCCAGTTCTCTCATTACATATCCCCAGCCTTGGAAGAATTTCTTAAAGTCATCCCAGCTTTTTCCAGTAAATTCTGTGGCCCAGCTATATTCAAACTGAATTAATCTAGGCCTGAGAGAGCCTAGACCCTGCAAGACATCCCACTCCATACCTTCTACATCAGCCTTTAAGAAGTCTATTTGAACTCCAGGAAGCAATGTATCCAGTCGGCAGAGTGGCACAATCCTTTTTAAAAAGGGACCACTTACATTATCTGTGTAGGCTTTAACTCCAGAGCCTCTTGCAGGGGCAGTAGGATAAAGGGTCATCTCCAAAGTACCATTCTCTTTACCTATTGCTGGTGTGCCACTCTGGGGGTCAAAGGAATATATTTGTGCAAGGGGGCAGACTTCTTGCATAGCTAAACTGTATTCTTCAAAGCTACTACCTACATCAACTAGAACTTTAGGTTCAAGCAAAGGAAGTCTGCTGATTACTCTAAGTTCTCCCGGAAGTAGATTACTCATTTTCTATTACTCTGGCTTCTACATCAATAGGCTTAGCTTGTCCATAAAGGACTTCATCCGCGGCCCTAGACATGCGGGCCAAAAGATCCGTGCTAGAGCCAGCATTGACTTGCACCGCCTGATTAACATTTACTGTGGAGCCTGTCTTCTTCGGGCCTAGTTCGCTCATATCCAAGATCTTGCTCATCGCAAATTCCTTATGTTCTGAGCTGCTAGTGGCCATGCCGGAGCCTAGACAGCGAGGGCAAGTCTGGGTTAGATTCTTTCCACCAGCTTTTCCAGTTACCTGCTTAGCGCCAAAGCAGACTTCACACGTAACTTCCCGGTCTATTGCATGCCTCATGAGATCCCGCATGAGATTAGGCATTTCCTTATAGATCCCTAGGACTGTTTCCATCTTTTTAAGGGCAAGTGCCCCTTTAGCATAGGTATCTAATACGTGGGCTACATCCGCTCCCGCCTCTGCTACAGCTCTAGCTAGGCTGAATTGCGGGTGAGATTCCAGCAAGGATGCGACTCGTTGAACAGCCTGATTCGCGGTTCCACTTGCCTCCAGTTTCTCGATAATGTCATCTCTTCCGCTAGACAAATCATGTTCGAGACGTCGGGCGAGTTGGGATGCAGTAGACTTTTGTACACCTGAGAGTGCACGCACAACGATTTGTCCAGCCTTTCCCTTTCTGGATCTGGCCGTAACCTTATCCTGGAGTGGAATGGGGAGTTCTTCATCTAGCACACCTCTACGTCTCAGTTCCTGGTTCAGGGCTTTCCGCGCCTTCAGGCCCAACCCCAAATCCGTGACCGGCGTTACTTTGCCAGAAGGAAGTAACTTCTGCTGGTTTGCTCCATTCAAGTCCTGTGTCAGGGTCGATGACTCCGATTGGGGCATGAGCTGGGAGTCCAAGCTGTTTTCTAATTGCATCTTCTTGTTCCATCCTTAAAAGCTTTGCGTCATCTGTGAAGGAGATCTCTCCTTCGGCACCTTCTGCTGTGTCGGTGTAAAGTGTTAGGCCTTTGGATGCCAGTTCCAGCTCTTTTAGCTGAACTAGGCGCTCTAAAGCTAGGCAAAGTCTCTCTTCTATACCTGGGGTTTTGTTCCAGAACGCCATTTACGCCTCCCTTGAATCTTTTAAATGCTAGAAGGGAAAGGATTTAAAGAAATTGTCTCCGGGAGAAGAGCCAAACTCAGTGTTAGCTTTCCCTCTAGCATGGAATATCTTAACTGTGTTAGGTTTTAAATGCAAGTCCCTTCTCAAATATGTGAGTTTTAGCCCATAAACAGCCCCTTTTTGCTTTCCCCCTTTATATAAAGGGTTTTATGCTACTTTTTCCACCCATATATTGGTAAAACAGCTTTAAAACTTTTTGGCCTTTATATAAAGGGGATTCTCACCATTTTTAGCAGTTTTAAAGCTCCCTATATACAATAGGAGTGACAAAAAAAGGGAGTTTCCTGGACCTAGACGGACTGCTCCACCACACATCAAACCTAGGGGTTTGAGTGTGGATGGTCGGCATAGCTCATCTCAGAGTGAGCGCCTCCTTTAAATGCTCCTAGCCCTTCCTGTCGCACTTTTGCCTGTTTTACCCCTTCCCGGCGGAGCCGGGAAAGGTGTGGGAGGGTGGGATGGCTGAAAAAGGCCTAAAACAAGTGCTACCTAATGGCTGCATGCTCTTCAAAATAAAAAATTTAAAGAAAATTGCTTGTATGAGAGCACCCCCCTACCCCCCACTGGGCTGGTACCCTTGGACCAAATCATCCAATCAACCTGTTAAACCCAACCCACACAAGCTAGCCACTCCCTAAACCCTTGAGCTAGCAGCACTTAGGCTGGCACACCTCTTGCATAATGCATCATTCATGCCGCGCATTAAATGCGTATTCCCACCCTCCCCCCACCCAAAAGTTTCGCTCAAGTGTATAAGGGTAGCGCATAGGCCGCCAACCGGGCGGCCCTTAAAGTTCCCCTTTAAAAAGGAAGTCCCCCCATGAAATTGCCCGGTAAGAGCTTGAGACTTTTTGAAGACGCGCCCGTGATG